TTAAAAATGGGGGTGTAATAACACCCTCTTTTTTTTTGTTTATATTTGTAAAAAGACTAGAATGATCAACTCAGTTCGAAATACCGTATTGGCAATTCTCAATAAGAATAATTACGGATACATCTCCCCATCTGACTTCAACCTGTTTGCCAAACAGGCTCAGCTAGAAATATTTGAAGAGTACTTTTCTGAGTATAATACTACTATTAACAAAGAGAATGCTCGTATTTCTGGCACTGACTACGCAGATATAAATAAAGCATTAGCTGAAGCTATTGAGTTATTCTCTACAACATCTACACTCACTCAGGTGGCTGCGGCTACAAATAGATTCTACCTGCCATCAGTAACAACCACTGGCTTTGATTACTATATGCTCAACAAGGTTCTTTGCTATGATGCATCTGGTGCTACTAGAGTATTTAAGGGTGAGGCAGAGAAGGTAACACATGGTAAGATTACTATGTTGATTACCTCTAATTTGACTACTCCTACCGAAACATATCCAGCTTATACTCAACAGGGAAGTATACTAACAGTATTCCCTACCACTATTAATTTAGCGAATGAGGTTGATGCTGTTTACTTTAGATACCCAAAGGACCCGAAGTGGACGTTTACTACACTAACGAATGGTGAACCTGTGTTCAATCAGTCGGCTGGTTTAGGATACCAAGACTTTGAGGTTCCTATTGAGGATGAAATAAAATTAGTATCAAAAATTCTTCAGTATGCTGGGATGTCTATACGTGAGATTCAGGCAGTTCAATTCGGTGCTGGTGAAGAACAAAAACAATCTGTATAATCATGGCATACATTACTCAAGAGAAGTACTACGAAAATAATGGAGTAGCTCCTACAGATGAAAACTGGGGATCATATCAGTATGTTAGTCTACAGGATGTTGTAAACAACTTCTTGTTGATGTACTCTGGGAATCACTCATTGATAAATAATGAGGAGAGATACAAGGTCCTGTTCCATGCCAAGAGGGCTATACAGGAACTTAACTATGATGCATTCAAGCAGATAAAAGTATTGCAACTAACTGTTAATGATACACTTAAGTATATTCTACCATCTGATTATGTCAACTGGGTTAGAGTAAACTTATATAGAGATGGGTACCTAAGACCATTGACTGAGAACATCCAAGTACTTTCTGCTAAGGCATACTTGCAGGACAATACCGGTAAGATATTGTTTGACAATCAAGGTAATGCCTTGTCTCCTGAGTTCTCTGAGATTGATTTGCAGAGATTAGAGGGTGTTAAGAAGAACATTTACTTGAACACTAATAGTCCATACAATGGACAAGAGGGATGGAACATAGATGGTGAGTGGTATTTTGATTACAGCATTGGCGCAAGCTTCGGGCTTAATACTGAGACTGCTAACTTCAATCCTACATTCAATATAGATGCAAAGAGTGGTGTCATTAACTTTAACTCAGACATGTACGGTGAGTCAGTTGTACTAGAGTACGTATGTGATGGCATGGAAAATGGGGATGACTCAAGAGTAAGCGTTAATAAATTGTTTGAAAAGTTTATTTATGCGTACATTACGTATGAAATACTGAACTCTAAGCTTGGAGTACAAGAATATATTGTGGCTCGTGCAAGGAAAGAGAAGACTGCTCTTATGAGGAATTCCAAAATAAGAATGAGTAACATCCACCCAGGCAGACTATTGATGAATCTACGTGGCATGGACAAGTGGTTGAAATAATATGGCAAATATTACAAGAAACTTCATAGCTGGTAGAATGAATAAAGTCGTTGATGAACGACTCATTCCTGATGGGGAGTATATCGATGCGCTCAATGTTCGCATGGGTTCTACAGAGAACTCTGAGATTGGTGTCATTGAAAATACTAAGGGCAACAGCAAGCTTACTACAATTAAGTATGTGAATGGAACAGCACTTAGCTCTTCAGCTAGATGTATTGGCACTATAGCCGATAACACAAGTGAGACTATATACTGGTTTATTCATGACTCCAACTTCCCAGTAGGTGCTACAGGTAAGCTTGATATGATTGTGTCCTTCAATGTGTACAACAACATATTGACCTACCACTTGATTAGTATCAATGATGGGGGTGGTGATAATACTACTCTAAATTTTGATCCCGGATATCTTATTACTGGGGTAAGCATCATTGATGATTTAATATTCTTTACTGATGACTATAACCCCCCAAGGGTAATAAACAGATTTAAGAACTATGCTGATCCTGTGGGTAATTTAGACCAGTTTAGTGCTGAGTCTATTCTTGTGATTAAGAAGCCACCTGTTGAGTCTCCTGGCGTTACGTTAATAAACACAGGTGATGAGAGTAACTTCCTAGAGAACAGGTACATATGCTTTGCATATCGATATCTGTATGAGGATGGAGAGTACTCCGCCACATCTCAGTGGTCTGCTCCTGCGTTTCAACCTAAGCAGTTTAGCTTTAGCATTAACAGCTATCTAAATGATGGGATGCAGAACCAGTTTAATGCTGCTAGAGTAACGTACAATACAGGTGGTCCACTAGTGGTTGGCATTGACTTATTGTTTAAAGAAGCCAATAGCAATGTTATTAAGGTTATTGAGAAGCTTAACAAGGCTGATCTTGGATTTACAAATAACACTAACCTTACATATACATTTACTAACAGCAAGATATTTACTATCCTGCCTGATAGTGAGCTACTTAGATTGTACGACAACGTACCATTGCTGGCTAAGGCTCAGACCATCATGGGCAACAGGCTCATGTATGGAAACTATGTTGAGGGATATGACATGGTTGACATTACTGGCAACCCAATAAATCTTCAGTACTCTGCTAACTTAATATCTGAGGAAATAGATAACGCTGAGATAACAAATTCACTTGGCTCAGGAACCTATAATTTTGGACCTCCTGAGACTATCCCAGGGTCGGTAGTATACTTAGACCTTTCGCCATTTGAACTCATCCCAGGGGCCTCTATTACATTGGATGTAACCATTGATCATGAAGGGTTTGCAGGTGATACTCCATTTCCTACAGAGACCACTGATAGCGTATCTCTTAACTTCTCTTTTGTATTACCTAGATCATACTCATCAGTATATGAACTTGCAAGTAGCGTTGAGTTTCAAGATGCTATAGGGCAAACACCATTATCTATAGTAAATTCTTGTGATGGTACAACATTTACAGACCAGTTTAACTGTGCTCTGCCTTTTGACTTAACCGGAACTCCTACTGTTTTTAAATATCAAAGTGGTATTGGATCAGCTGGTCAGGGATTAGGGATAATTACATCACCAGCTAGTCAATTAATTGGTCTTCAGTTGCTTACAATGCGGTATGTAAATAATACTACTACACCTACATTTAGCGTGTATGAGTACTATGAGTATACTTATGTTAATGCATTCTATCAGAAGATAAATACTTCTAGAAGCTTGCATAGCAACAGAGGGTATGAGATTGGAATTGTTTATATGGATGACTTTAACAGATCAACAACTGCTTTAGTTAGTCCAAACAATACGGTTCATGTACCATGTTCAGCATCTGATTTAAAGAACTCTATACAGGTAACTATACCTATTACTCAGAATGTTCCTTACTGGGCTACACGATATAAGTTTGTCATTAAGCCTGATGAAGAAAACTATGATATAATATATAGTAGCATATTCTTCAATGATCCTCTAACTAATAATGTGTTCTTCTTACTTGAAGGTGAGAATGCTAGAAAGGTACAGGTTGGAGATAGACTTATAGTTAAGGCCGATACAAATGGCCCTACAAATACTTGCATATATACCACTGTGCTTGAGAAAGAATCTCAGGCATCAGGATTTATTGAGATCCCTAGTGAATTAGATCCAGCAGTAGATATTCCTGTTCCCGCTGGTGTATATATAAAGATTAATCCAAACAACTTCTCTGTAGTTAAGGACCAGTCATCAATAATAGCTCCTGGGACAATTCAGGTAGATGAGAATAATGCAGGGGAATATCCTATACTACAGTATTCAATGAATTCAGAGCGTGTGGTTGGATATGATCTTAGTAACCCTACATGGGTTTATGAGGATTATAGTGTTCCTGCTGGTAGTAGAATAAAGATAAATCTCAAGTTCCAAAGACTTGGACCTGGTGCTGGCAATGGAGATTGTGAAAGAAGAATCTATACTTTAGAGAAAACTATGATAGCTTCAGCTAACTATGATAGCATGGTTGATTGGTTTGATGGAGATAATGTTCAGGTTGTTCTTAACGAAGGCATTTCAGAAATAGGTGGAGATGGATGTGTGATTAATAATGATTACATATCTTCAGTCTATAATTATACTACAGGACCAGTAACAAATGCTATTTCTAATCCTGAAATATGTACTAATAAGTATCGATTCGCTAGAAATACAATCACTAATGAGTTGTCACTCGTTATGTCTGGTACAGTTCGTTGTACTGGAGTGGCTGAAAGACAGAAGAGAAGATCTACTATTATTGCTACGTTTGAAGTATTTCGTGCGGATACTACAATTATATTTGAGACAGAACCATCTGATGCTTTGCCTGATGTATTCTTTGAAAATGAATTATCCCTCCCAATTGTAAATGGATACCACGGAGGTAATGTTCAAAATCAAACAGCTTCATTACCAGCAATCATTGATACTCAGTTCTTTAACTGCTTTGCATTTGGTAACGGAGCGGAGAGTTATAAGATTCTTGACTCAATTATTGGCAGGACATTCTCACTAGGGAATAGAGTAACTGCTGTATCAGCACAGGATTACAGAAGAGTAAGGAGATTTGCAGACATGACATATAGTGGTGTCTATAACTTTGAGAACAATGTAAATAAGTTGAACGAGTTTAACCTTGGTCTACTTAACTACAAGTACCTTGAGGTAGCATTTGGCCCTATTTTTATACTAGATGGTCGTGAGACAGATGTGCTTGTATTACAGGAAGATAAGATATCATATGTCCTTGCTAGTAAGAATTTAATTTCTGACTCAGCAGGAGGCGGTGCTATTTCATCTGTTCCTGAGATACTTGGTACTCAGATAGCTAGACAAGAAGAGTTTGGAATTAGCTTTCACCCAGAGAGTTATGTGCAGTGGGGATCTGATAGATTCTTTACAGATGTAAAGCGTGGTGCTGTAATTCAGTTGAGAGGCAATGACCTTGCTGTAATCTCTGAGATGGGCATGAGGACTTGGTTTAGAGATGAGTTTATTGAGTCATTTAATACTCAGAAGCTAGGTGGTTACGATCCGTATCTAAATGAATACGTGCTAAGCACTAACTCTCAGGAGCTTCCAAGACCTTTTGACTGCCTTGCCTGTGGTATTGCTCAGACATTTACTATACCTGATGGTGATACATTTACTTACTGCGTTGATCTAGATCAGCCAGTTGGACTTACAACAGTAACTTATAGTGTTCCTGCTGGATCTACTGCATCGTTTACTATATCAGTAACTTATAATGGTGTTACTCAAACCTCAGGGGCTGTAACTACATCAGGAAGCCTACAGTTTAATAAGAATTCTAACACTGTAAATGTTGCTACTGTAGTAATAGTTGCTAGTGATCCACTTGAGATAACTGTGACACCTAGCTGTCCTGTTCAGGAGTCGCTTACTATTGTAAGTGTAACTCTTACTAGTGTAGTTGATGCAGGCAAGTTCATCCACAATCAGTACAGATATACTCAAGGAACTTTTGTGTCACCATTACAGTCAACTCTTGTTACATTTGCTACAGACAATACTAGTCCGGTAGTATCTCAATATGATCAAATTACAGGGGCAATGGGAGCGGCTGGTATACCAACAGCAGGGTCTAGCTTACAGATTATATCGAATAAGATTAACTTTGATACATTTAATTTTGTATTAGGCCAGGATAAGTTTAGATATATTCGTAGCAATACGTTATATCCAAATACTTCTGTTGGCATTTCAAACTTACTAGCTGCATCTTCACTGGTATCACCAATAACAGGAGGGTCTGGATTATTCTCAGGTTCTTTTATTGTACCTAGTAGTGGACAATATCTTTATTTGATTTGGGATTATAGAAATTCATTATCTCTAAATCTTTGCTACTCTAATACAACTACTCTAGACGCATGCTGCGGCTGCGCATAAATAATTTAATATGGCAACATCAGGAACATTTTATTTAGATGCACCATCACTTAGTACTGCTACGGTGGTATACTCAAATGCTGCGTTAACAACTGTAGCTGCTAATGGATTTTACTCTGATGGATCTATTGTGAGACAGCAAGCATCAGGAGCATTGTTGCCTCAACAATCTTGCCCTGCATGTGCAGTTGCATGTGGAGGAACTATAAGTGCCAATGGTACACAGGGTGTATATTATTTAAATACAAATCTTGGTAGTCCTACTGGAGCAATAATTGTTAGGTTTAATCCTACATCTGTGCCTGAGGGAATTAAAGCTGTTTATAATAGTATTGTTTATAATGGATTGTCATCCCCATCATTTGGATGGAGGCAAGGTACGGCAGGATTGTCTACTTATCTTGGGTCATTAGCTGATGCTTGTAGTGGTGGTATAGTTGCAGGTTCTCCTTATACACTTAATGAATTCCAATATAATGGGACAACATTTGCTCCATTAGGAACTACAGAATCTGTAACTATAGCCGCAGGTCAGATGCAACTTACTGCTTCAGCTCCAGGCAATAGCGTAATGGTTATACCTAAGACAGCGGCATCTCCATCTATTCTAAACCTTACATTTGTTGGGCCCTGTACTGGTGCTGTATTTAGCATTTCAGTATCATGTCCAGCTGCTCTCCCATCATTCGCTTCTAGCACAGTGAATGGTAGTACTGCATTGGCATGTGCTGACGCTATTGATCAGACATACTACGTTGCTTATGTTAATGGGGGTGCTGGTGTTCTGGGGTTATATGACTTAGTATTTAGTGATGCTAATGGACAGTTTAAACTTGCGGCAGGATACTATAAGACCACTGCTGCTGGAGCAAACAACTGGTTTCAAGTGGATGCTAATGGTGTTATTATTGCATTCGGTAGTTGTACATCTAATCAATTCATAGTATATTTTGATTCGACTACAAGTCCTAATACTTACGGATGGGGAAGTTCTGCTGCTGCTTGTGCAGGGACTGGTACACCTTTAACAGTGTACATTACTGGAACAGCATCTTCTTTATTTGAGGCGGTAGTAACATTGGGTAAAGTACTATACACAAACGTAGGACTTACCACACCTTTAAATGGCAACAATACACACTATAAGACTGTGTCGGCTCCTGCTTTAGGAGAGACATTATTAATTGATGCAGTTGGAGTAACTTCAAGTTGGGGAGGACCTTGTTAAACTATGGCAAATTATACACTAACATACAGCGAATCAGCACAGGGATGGCCATCATTCTATTCCTTTATTCCTGACTACATGGTTGGGATGAACAACTACTTCTATACATTTAAGGGAGGGAACTTGTATCGTCACAATGTGAATGAGACCAGGAATAACTTCTATGGAACTCAGTACAACTCTACAATACAGAGTGTGTTCAATGTGTCTCCTCTTGAGAATAAGATATTTAAGACTCTTAATCTAGAGGGTAACTATAGCTGGGCAACTTTAATGGAGACAGACATTCAGACCTCAGGGTTTATTGAGGCTGCTTGGTATGAGAAGAAGGAGGCATCATGGTTTGCATTTGTAAGGAACGCAGGTACTGTCCCGGCACAGCCATCACAGTATGCGCTTAGATCAGTGAATGGCATTGGTCTAAGTCAGAACGTAACAGGATCTGCACCAGCATTAACTGTATCGTTCCCTATTAGTCCAGACCTAACAGAGATTGGAAGCATAGTAAGTGTAGGGGACTACTTATACTACAGCTTGCCAGCATCATATTCAACACCGATATTATGTGGTCAGATTACTAGCATTGTAGTGGACTATCCAACGAGTATAAATAGGATAGTTGTGAATGCTTCAATAGCAGGTGGAGGTATCCCTCCAATAACTACCCCATTCTTTATGTATATTAAGGGCTCCGTAGCGGAGTCACATGGAGTACTTGGTCACTACTGCGTATTTACTTTGGAGAACACCAGAGTAGATAAGGTAGAGTTATTTGCAGTTGAGTCAGAAGTAATGAAAAGTTATCCTTAAATTTGCATACATGGGAATCTTAGTAAGGCAATTAAATGCAAGTGACTACGATGACATCCTAGTTGGATGGTGGAAGGACTGGGGATGGACAGCCCCTGCTAAAGACTTCTTGCCTGAAGATGGAGAAGGAGGATTGATTGTATTTGATGATGACGAACCAGTGTGTGCTGGATATATGTATACGACAAACTCAAAACTTGCATGTGTTGATTGGATAATATCCAGTCGGACATACAGAAAGAAACCTGCACGGAAGGAGTGCTTGGATTTATTAATATATGCGCTTACAAATATTTGTAAAAGTAGGGGACATAAATATGTTTATGCTTTGATAAAAGACAGGAATCTAATATCTACATATGAGAATTTTGGATATGTGAAAGGAGATTCATACACAGGAGAAATGATAAAAATATTATAACATGGGAGTAGCAACAGCGATAGCAATATCAACATCACTAGCAAGTGCAGGCGCATCTGCTAAGCAAGCATCTAATGCGGCAGGATTTGCCAGGGCAGCAAAAGCAGATTCAGCTCGTGCATTTGACAGAGCCATGAATGAATTGACTTCAAATAAGTTTGCAGGACTAAGTCTTCCAAAAGAAGCTTATGAGCGTGAGCGTGAGGCATTATTATCTGCTGGAGCTCAGGCTATTGAGGCAGGAAGAGAGAGTGAACGTGGAACCGCTGCTACGGCAGGTCGTGTTCAGATGGCTCAGCAAGAAGGGCAGAGACAAATATCTGGTGCTATGGGTGAAGAACTTATGAAGCTTGAGGGACTTACTGCACAAGAGGAAGCTAGTCTTGCATCTCAAAGAGCTGGCCTTGAGTTAGCTCAGGCAGAGGGTGGACAGGCAGCTGCTGCTCAGTTTGGTGCTCAAAGTGATGCTGCTCTAACTGGAGCGTTCTCATCATTGGCAAGTGCAGGCCAGCAGTACCTACAGGGAACTGAGTTATACAAAAAGGGTGAGGGACAAAGAGAGCTTAATAGGCTTAATAAAGAATACGATAGGGCCGAAAATGTATCTGGTACATTTAAAGATGCCAGTGGAAATAAACTTTCATTTGATGATGCAACTTCAAAATTAATTAGATACGATAAAGCGTTTTCTCCAATGATAAATATGACTGCACTTCAAAGACAAGATTTTCTTGCTCGCAATCCTAATTTATTAAAATCATTAGATGCTAGTATTTTTGGTCAAGAATTAGGACAAGGATATTTAGTTGATTCCGCTCCTAAATTAGGAATGCCACAGGCACAACCCTTTCTGGTTAAACCAATTATAACTACTAGATAAAGTATGGCTAGTTACTACAAATTCGCTGAGAGGCAAGCTGACAGCTTTGTAAACTGGGCAGAGATCGGTAAAGGAATTACCGACATGATACAGACTGAGGTTGGAATCCGTGAGCAGAAGAAGGCGGCTATAGACCAGGCTACTAGAGATAATCTAAAGAGAGTAGCAGAGGCTCCTGTAGGCGCACATGAGGGATTAAATACATGGACATTAAATTACGCTGACGATGCAAGGCAGGCTATCCTACTACAGGATAGACTACTAAAATCTGGTGGATTAAAGCTGAAGGACTATACCATCATGAGACAGAATTTAAATGATGGCACTGATGAATTGTTTGGTGTCATTAAGAACTTCCAAAGTACATTTAAAGATAAGAGAGATAGACTAATCAGTAACGACCCAAAGAATAAGTCTCAGGCTTTTGAGATGGACTTGATGGCATACAGTGAACAGTTCGGAGATTTCTCTAAGTCTATGGCTATTATCGACCCAAGAAACTTCAGTGTTAATGTTGGTCTAATGGAACCTGATCCTAACAATCAGGGTGTAATGAAGGTTGGAAAGCAGATTGCTACATCAAGTTTTCTTAGAAAGATACAAGATACCAAGGTAGATTACTTTGATTCTGATGGTGCCTCTGAGGCCGTAAGCAAAAGCTTTGGTTCATTTACTGAATCTACTATTCAGGATTTGAATAGGTTGCAAGGTAAGGTTGTTACTATTGAGGATGTAAGGAAGAGACCTGGATATGAGGATGCTATTAATGAGGAAATTAATTCATTATTCGCTAATCCATTTAACATGACATCAGTACTTACTAATGATCTTGTTAAGGATAAGGCAGGAAGGTCATACGTATCAAACATATCTGGTAAGGATGGTAATGTGATTAAGTACGTGTTCGATCCTCAAACAAATTTCTATAAGCCAGAGTTAACAGCAGAGCAAGAGCAGGCCGCTAGAGATTACATGAGACGTAAGATTGAGCAGAGACTTGATATAAAGCTTAAGGAAGATCCGTTCAATAAACCACAGCCTAATGTAGTAAAAGCTGAAACACCAACTCCCACTGGTCCAAGCTATGCTGAAAGCATTAATCAGTTTAAAACTAAATTAAAAACTGTATCGCCTAAACGTGGGCTTACTATATTTACTGGAACAGGAGACATTACAGCTCAGAATATTCAGGGTCTATTAAATTCTGATCCAGCATTAATAGGCAAATTCAAAGTTGGAAATGCTGAAGATGTAATAACTCTTACAGACAATGATGATGTTGTTATAGGAACATTTGATTTATTAAAAGCTCCACCAACTCCGGCTGGTATTAAACAGAGGGAAAAATACCTAGAAGATTTAGTTGATCTAGTAACAAATTACGCAATCTCTAAAGACCCAACAAGTATTGGTGTATCTTTGATGACAGGCGGAGTTGGAGGATCAGGATCAGGACTACCACCATCTAGATAATAACAAAAATGGAAGAAGAACTATTAAAAGAATATGTGTCAACATATTTAAATCCGAAGTATAATAGTGATTGGGATGTGGTTAATTCAAAGTTTCCTGAGTTATCTGGAGTTGACAAGGGACTATTAAAAGAGTACGTTGCAACATATTTAAATCCAAAATATAATAGTGATTGGGATGTGGTTAATTCAAAGTTCCCTGAACTATTCCCAGCAGGCCAGACTGCTGCCGAGCAACCTATAGCCGAGCAGCAAAAAAAAAACAGAAGTTCGGTATCACCATTTGTGGATGGTGGTTCGGAGCTTACAAAGTTTGATCCACGTACTGGTCAGGTTGTACAGGAGACTCCTGCGTTCACTAAGCCAAAAGAGAGAGACTTTAGTGGACTAGAAGTTAAAGTACAAGATGAAAAGATATTAACTAAGCAGCCTAGAGTAGAGAGACCTATAGTTTCTAGTGAGTCAACTAAGACTGATCCTGATCAAATTGATTTTGATGGTAAGCTTGCGAAACAGAAAGTTTCTGCTCCAATGTCTTATTCAAATATTTTCGCAAAAACAATAGCAGATCTTCCATCAGACTTAGCTGAAACCTGGTCTGTTGCATCAGCATTTATAGAAAGACAACTTGGTAAAGCTGGTGTCCCAGGAGCTAATCCTAATTTAACAGCTAAGGATATATATTTTTACAATGTAAGTGATGATTGGAGAAAATACACAGATGAAGTTTTTCCTACTAATCAAGAGGATAGATCTACATTTTTAGGAGGAGTTGTTTCTGGACTAGGACAGGCAGTTCCTATGGTTATGTCTGGAGGAATATCAGCTGTATCCAAGGGGAAAGCGGCTATGGATATAGCCAAGGCTGCATTAAGTACTGGAACAAAACTTACTCCATTTATAAAAATGGGCAAGGATCTGGCAAAGCAAGCAGCATCTCCCTCTGGTTTAATAGGTGGATCTCAAATGTCTTCATCAATGTATAGACAAGCTATAGATTCTGGGGCAACTGAAGATCAGGCGCAGCAATACGCTATTGAAAACTTTTTTGTTGGAACAGTGGTAGAGTCACTCCCAATACAGTCAATGTTCTCAAGAATATTGAAGAAGGAACCTACTGCAAATATTTTAAGAATATTAAAAGAAGGTGGTGTTGGTGCCGGTGAAGAGTTCACTACCGAGATGTGGCAAGCCACTTATGAGAACTGGTCTGCTCAAAGAATATATGACTTCAATAGAGAAATGCTAGATGGAGTTGGTGAGGCTGGAGCAGTTGGTGGAACGGTTGGCTTTATCTTAAACACAGCACTGGCTGCATTGGTAGGTAGAAGGGCTAGAGTAAAGACTAAGGAGGAGGAAGTTATTTTAGATAAGTCAATAGATGAAGTTAAGTCAAAAATAAATACTGTAAATACAAACAATGAGAACATATCATCGGTTGCTGAAGAACTAGATTCTATAGAGCCAATTGTTTTAAATTACGGAGACTCTAAATACTTTTTTGCTAGAGATAAATCTGGCAGAATGGAATTAGCTGATGAACCTATGCTTGAAGACCAAGCAAAGTCAATGTCTAATATGCTTGGCAAAGTTTATAAAGGACTTGAGTTTTCTATTGAAGAGGTGGCATCTAATGATCCATACACTCCAGTAAAATATAATGTTATTGCTAAAGAAAAAATAAACGAACAACAAAATGCCATTCAAGAGCAAGCAGCAGGTCAAGTACCTGTACAGCCAGGAGCCACAGTTAGCCAAGAAGTGGAGCAAGGAGTACCCCAAGCAGAACCTCAAGTCACTGCCGAAGCGGGTGTCCAAGAAGAAATAAATGAGGAGGATATAGCCCTAAGCGGATTGAGTGATGGGTTTAGGGCAGTTACTCGTAACTCTTTTGATGTAAGGTCTGATAAAGAAGTTATG